GTACACAATGGTATTATTAGTGGGTTTGGTGATGCTAATCATTCTGACACTATTGGATTTAATCAAAGCATTCTTCAACCTTTAGTAAGTAAATGGGGTAACCTTGCTTTATTTCAAGATCCAATCATTGACTTAATTGAAGGTCGTATAGGTTATAGTAAGCTTGTCTTCCTTGATAGACATGGTAACCATAAGATTATGAATGAACATAAAGGTACTTGGGATGATGGAGTTTGGTATTCTAATGATAGTTACAAACCTTATGTTGCACCAGTAACTACATATGACTGGAAAGATTCAAAGTATGATTGGAAAAAGAATGTAACTACAATCAAAACTGTATCTTTACCTAAACCTAACCTAATAGCAATAGGTACAATGGTAGAATTACTAGAAGATGTGGCTGATCCTGCTACTCTTACAGTATATGAAACAGGAGAACTATGTGAGATTGTTGCAGTTAACAAAGACTTTACATGTGATCTAATGCATGATGATTACAAGGGTAAGTCTTCATTTCTTTACAATGTTCCTTATCATTCTCTATCTTTTGTAGATGAGTTTGAAGATGACTCTATTGATCCTGTAGGTGTACCTGCATATCATAACTATGCATCACCTTCATTACTTAGAGGAAGTAAATAATGACACTTAAAATATTTCCCTATAAATTGGGCAGCTTGTCTGCCAAAAGATTAGCACGAGCCCTGCGAGTACTACGAGTCGGTCATAATTATAACGCGAAGCGATCCGATATCATAGTTAATTGGGGGAATTCTAAGCCTCCTCATTTCAAATGGCTAGACGATGACTTAAACAAACCTCATTCTATTGCATTAGCTAGTAATAAAATTAATACCTTTGCTGAATTAGTATGTAAAGGGTTTGATCATCTACCTAAATTTACTACAGAAATAGAAGATGCTGAAGATTGGATTACTAATGGTAATGTTGTTTATTGTAGGTCTACTGTAACAGGACATAGTGGTCGTGGTATAGTCATTGCTTCTAATAGTAATGAACTAATCAATGCACCTTTGTATACTGTCAAAACTAAACATAAAGATGAGTATCGTGTTCACGTTTTTAAAGGGGAAGTTTTAGATGTTCAAAAGAAAAAAAGAAAATTGGGATTTACTGGACATTCTTCAGGTATTCGTAATCATTCTAATGGTTGGATATACGCTAGAGCTGATGTTGCAATACCTGATATGTTATGCCCCATTGCTGTTCAAGCAGTAGAATTATTAGGACTTGACTTTGGTGCAGTTGACATAGGGCATAGAATTATTGACAATAAGTTCTTTGTCTTTGAAGTTAATACTGCACCTGGACTTGAAGGTTCAACACTTGACAAGTATGCAAAAGCAATATACAATTACTATTCTAAACTTTAAAAGGAGCTTGTATGCGTTGTGTTGCTTGTAATAAAAATTTAAATGACTTTGAATCTACTAGAAAATCTACAATAACAGGTGAATACTTAGATTTATGTAACACCTGTTACCATGAGATTCAACAGGATACTTCTGTCAAAGAACGTGATGATCTACGCACTGAAGAAGAAACCTTTGATGATGATAATAATGACTTTGACTTACACACGATTGCAGAGTAGACCAGACGATCTGGTCGTAGCGATGCTATCTGTGTTATTTGTTCATTACATACATTGTTACTTCAAAGCCAAAACGCATTTCAGTTGCTGATGGAGTTGTCCACATGATAAGTTTCCTTTCGTTAGTTAAGTATACAATATTTCATTGTATACATATATTATACTACGAAACAGGGTTTCTGTCTTGTGTGCATTACTTATATACTACTAGGGAATTTCATGAGTAAATTTATACAACATACATCGTGTCCTAAATGTGGATCAAGGGACAACCTTGCTGAGTATGATGACCATGTTTGGTGCTTTGGTTGTAAATACTTCAAACAAAAGAATGACATACAGTCTATCCGTAGACGACTACAACCTAAAGAATCTAGTGCGGGTATAGGGAACCTGAGTTTAACAGAAGATATCCCACAAGAACCTAAACAGTGGTTGTTAAAGTATGGTATTAGTAATGATGAAATTGTCCACAATAAAATTGCGTGGGACGCAAATAATCAGATTTTGGTTTTACTTTACACGCAAAATTACTGGCAAGGCCGTTGCTTTGGTGAACAGAAAGTTAAGTACCTATCCAAAGGTGATAAGCCTTTGACAATCTATGGTAATGGTGATACAATTGTATGTGTGGAAGATGTTTTGTCTGCAATTAAAATTGCTAGACTTTCACCAGACTATTGTGCAACACCCCTACTTGGCAGTAGTATGTCTTTAGAGACTACACAATCACTCTCAGAACGATTTAAAGATATAGTGGTATGGTTGGATAGGGATAAGGCTAAAGAAGCGATTAGGATATCTAGAAACTTGAAACAGAGGGGTATTAATACTAGGGTAGTTATCTCACCTAAAGATCCAAAAGAATATACAAAAGGAGAACTCATTAATTGGTTGAAGAACAGATAATTAAGTTGTTTTGTGAAGATAAATATATCTTTACAAAGTATTACAAGTATGTTAACATTAATTATATTAAAGTTAACTATAGTAATTTATATAAACTATTTATAACTATAGATAACTACTATAACAAATACAATAACAATAATAATATTAATAAACAAGAATTAGAATTAGTTTATAATAGTAATTATTTATTAAAAGATTCTGAAAGAAAAGAATTAACAGAATTAATTAATAGGATCTTAGACAATGAAGTGTCTAACAAAGAAGCAGTAATAGGACTTCTTGAAGAACACAGAAGAAGATGTCTTGCTGGAGAAGTAGCAAGAACTGCACTAGATGTAGAAGATGGTAAAGCTTCTATAGAATCTCTTCTTGCTTTGTTCAATGACTTTGAGCATCAAGAAGTAGAAGCTACTGAAGCAAAAGCTATTCAGTTTGATTTAAGAAAACTACATGAAACACAGGTAGCTACACCTGGTCTTAGATGGAGACTAAACTTTCTCAATAAGAGTTTAGGATCTTTAAGACAAGGAGACTTTGGATTTATATTTGCTAGACCAGAAACAGGTAAAACTACCTTCTTAGCTAGTGAGATATCTAAAATGATTCAACAAACAGATGGAGAAGTACTTTGGTTTAATAACGAAGAACAAGGAAACAAAGTCGCTATTCGTTGTTACCAAGCGGTGCTCGGGGTAACAACCGAAAAGCTCTTTTCTAATCTTGATATGTATCAAAAACAATTTGAAGACTTAGTTCAAAATAGGATTAAGATATATGACTTTGAAGATTCATCAAGAGCTTCTAGAATAGAAGCAATCCTAAAAGAATCTAATCCTGCTTTAATTATCTTTGACCAGATAGATAAGATCAAAGGTTTTAAAGGTGATCGTAATGACCTTGAACTAAAAGCTATCTATCAATGGGCTCGTGAAATTGCTAAGACATATGCACCAGTGATAGGAGTATCTCAAGCTGGTGGTGAAGCAGAAGGTAAGTTATGGTTAACAATGGATATGGTTGATGGCAGCAAGACTGCTAAGCAAGGCGAAGCTGACTGGATCCTTGGTATTGGTAAAGAACAAGATAACACTAGTAGAACTAGATACCTTAACATTACTAAGAATAAACTGTTAGGTGATTCTGATACACTACCTGAACTTAGACATGGTAGTGCACAAGTATTAATTAAACCTGAGATTGCAAGATACGAGGACTTATAGAATGCAGAACTACCTAGTCATTGATGTAGAAACAACCATCAGTAATAAAGGCAATCCATTTGATGAAAGGAATAAACTTTGCTATGTCGGAATTTATAATAATAATGTTTCTAGTTTATTTGATATTGAATTTAGTGGAAATCCATACAGGGAACAACTTAACACTATACAGGATGTCATTAACAATGACACTATTCTTGTTGGCTTTAACATTAAGTTTGATTTACACTGGTTAAAAAGATATGGCATTAACTTCCAGTCCAACAAGATTTGGGACTGTCAGTTAGTGCACTTTATTCTACAAGGACAACAAACTCCTTATCCAAGTTTAAACCAAGTATGTGAACATTATGGTTTAGAAACTAAACTTGATGTAGTCTCCACAGAGTATTGGAAAAACAAAATAGATACAACTGAAATACCAAAAGATATACTTGAAGAATACCTAGAGCAAGACCTTAGGTTAACTGAACAAGTATACTTAAAACAAGTAGAAGAAGTAAAACAAAATCCATTACTAGCTAGACTTATTAGTTTACATAACCAAGATCTACTTGGTCTACAAGAAATGGAATTTAATGGTTTGTTATTTAATGAGGAGAAAAGTAATGAATTGGCTAACCAAACTGAACAAGAAGTTGATAGACTTGACAACTTCCTGTTTCAATTCCATAATTGTCCTGGCTTTAACCCTAGCAGCAATGATCATCTTAGTGCTTTCTTATACGGTGGGATTATTAGCCTCCGCCGTAGAATTGCTTGCGGAGTCTTTAAAACGGGTAGTAGATCAGGTCAAGTTAAAGAACGATGGGAAGAATATCAAGTAGAATTCCCTAGACTATTTACTCCTCTTAAAGGATCTGAGTTACAGAAAGAAGGCTTCTACTCTACAGATGAAGCTACTTTAAAATCTTTAAGAGGTTCATTAAAAGCCAGAGAAGCAAGAGAGATTCTTTTATTCCGTTCAACTTTAGAGAAACGAGTAACCACATATTACAGAGGTTTACTTAATCTTATTAAAGAAATGAACTGGCCTAAAGGAATTATTTACGGACAACTAAATCAATGTGTTGCAAGAACAGGTAGACTATCTTCTAGTAAACCTAACTTACAAAACTTTGATGGTATGATTAAAGAACTATTTACATCTAGGTATCCTTAATGTTATTACAAGCTGACGCTAAACAATTAGAGTGGGTAGGAGCAACCTACCTATCTCAAGACAAGACTGCTCTTGATGAGATATGGGCTAGTGTAGATCAACATGCCGATAATCAAGAACGCTTTGGATTACCTTCAAGACTTATTGCTAAGACCTTTGTGTTTAGATTAATCTATGGAGGTTCGTCTTATTCATATGCTAATGACCCTAATTTTAGAGACATTGGTAATGAAACCTTTTGGCAGAATATTATAGATGAGTTTTATAAAAAGTATTCAGGTCTTAAACAATGGCATGATAAGATTATGGAAGATGCTAAACGTGATAGAAAACTTGTTATGCCTACAGGTAGAGTCTATGCTTATGAACCTGATATAAGATATGGTAGAGCCGAATGGCCTCGCACCAAGATCCTTAACTATCCAGTGCAAGGACTTGGTGCAGACCTTATGGCTATTGCTAGAGTTAGTTTAAGAAATAGATTGTTAAAAAAGGAAGGAGTAAAAATTGTTAATACTGTACACGATTCTATAATACTTGACTTTGATTCCAAAGTATGGGATAATATTAGTATAGTAAATTTAGTAGATAAATGTTTCAATGATATACCAGCTAACTTTAAAAAGTTATTTGGTAAAGAATTCAATTTGCCAATGCGAGTTGAATGTCAAATAGGCCCTAACTGGGGTAACATGGAGGTAGTAAATGCAAATAACAGTGATTGATGTTGGAGTACCAAATACACATGCAGCAAAGAATGGTCGAACTTACCAGTCTCTTGAG